TGGCTCACCTAAAGGAGTAGTCACTGAAGCTAACATACGGAGATTAAACGTATCTAATCCTGGTTCAACTCATGGTGAAGTATTAGCTATCGCTAAAGCTCTTGGTGATAGTCCTTCATATCTTGCTTTTGAAACTAAAGCAACTAGAGAGGATTTATTAGAGATCGCTGCAAACCTACAAAAGTTCCTTAGTGATAATGGACATTCTAGATTAATAGATGTTGAGCCAGATGCACTTGGTAAATGGGTTAAGAATAGTTTTTCAGGTGAGTTATCTAAGTTAAAAGAAACACCTATCAGTGAAAACTATAAAGCTCTTACCTTAAACCATATGCAAGTCAGAGCTGCTGACGTTGTAATGGGTCAGTTACTTTCTGAAGCTAGAGATATAGCAAGAGCAGGTACTACACTTATTGAACATGTTGATCTTAAAGCTCCAGGTTCATTACTAGATAATATCTTTGAAAGGTATAAAGTTATAGGAACTTGGCGTAAGGAAGCATCAGCTACTAGTTCTTGGGATCTACGTCAGTTTGGCGGGGTTGAAGAGTATAAAGAAGCAATGGGTAAGGCTGTTACTAATGTAAGAAAAGATTGGGACCAGTTTAAAAACCTTATTAAAAATGACGCTAATGATGAACTATTAGCTGAATTCATCCACTACACAGCTGTTGGTGGTGGTGCTGATGGTCAGAAATTTAAAGACCTAGAAGCTTTCTTTAAAAAGAAACTATGGGGAGGATCATTCGGTACTAAAGATACACCAGCCTTTGTAGAAGAGTTGGCAACAATGGGTATCAACTCAATGTTATCTGGTATTCGTACTCAAGCTAGAGCATTTATAGGAACTGGTATGCAAACAGTTCTTACACCGTCATCAATGTTTATTGGAGGTTTATTAACTGGTAATGACAAGGTATGGAGAGGTGCTTTAGCAAACTTAGAAGGTATGCGATCTGCTATGGGTGAATCGTGGCAAGTTGCAAAGGCTAATTGGGATGCATACAACGCTAACCCTGAAGGTTGGAGAGGTGTGCGTATGTCTAAGTCAGATCTAGAATGGGAAGCAACTAAGAAGTATTATGAAAACACAGGAAGTCTTGGTGATCTAACTGCTGTTCATTTTACTGATGTACTTAGAAATATAAACAAAAGTAAGATCACTAATTATGGTCCAAGAGCATTAACATCTATTGATGCTGCCTTTACACAAATAATAGGTAGAGGTAGACAAAGACAATTAGCATTTAATGAGGTTTATGACTCAGTAGATGAATTCAAGGTTCTTACTGATAGAGATCTACCTGATCTTATTAATAAAGCAGAGAAGAATCTTGAATCAAAAGTCTGGAGTGCAGATGGAACATTACAAGATGAAATGGCAAAGTTCCATTCTTCAGAAGCAAAACTAACTCAAGAATTAGATATATGGGGTAAGAACCTAGAAGGATTCTTTGAGCAGTTTCCATATATAAGACCTTGGTTTGTCTTTATGAGGACAGGTGTCAACGCTTTAAAGATGACATCTAAATATACACCTGGTTTAAATCGTTATCTCAAAGAACATAGCGACATAATGACCAAACTCTGGGATGACCCAGAAATGATTAAGTATGGAATTAAATCTCAGGATGATCATGAGATAGCTATTTCTATTGCTAAAGGTAGAGCTGCTATGGGATATGGTTTCGTTTCTCTTGCTTCAGGCGCATACTTAGCAGGTAACTTAACTGGTAATGGACCACCTGATAGAGAGTTAAGAGAGACTTGGACACAAGTAGCAGACTGGCAACCAAGATCTATTAAGATAGGAGATAAGTGGGTCAGCTATGAAGCCTTAGAACCATTTGCTGGCATACTTGCATTATTAGCTGATATAGGTGATGCTCAAAAAGTAATGGGTGATGAATATACTAGTGATTGGTTAAGTAGAGCAGGTTGGTTTATAACTCAAAACGTAACTAACAAATCATTCCTTACAGGTTTGAATGACTTATCAGAAATATTCACAGGTAGTAGTCATCGAGCTAAGATGAGGAACGCTGCTAATCTAGTTAATAATCAATTACTTTGGGCTGGTTTAAGAAATGATTTAGGTAAA